CCTGGGCAGAAGCGCACGAACGGGCCATGGCGTACGCCGACGTTCTGCGCGAGCGTGATGCCGCGTCGTACGCGAAGTGGGACCAACTGGTCACCTACCTCGCAACGTCGCCAGCAGCTCAGTAAGTTCTGTCTTCGTCACACGCTCGGCCGGTGGATTAGATGGCTGCGCAGTGGTTCGCTGAATCAACTACATCGCGGGGAGTGGCTATGGCGCATGCGGTCCTTGTCTTCGAGTCGATCTACGTCGACCAGCCCTGGGCGGCGGACCTCGAAGAGAACATCCACTACATCCTGGACAAGCTCATGGAGCAGGTGGACCAGGACCCCGAGGACGGCAGCGAGCCGATACCGACGCCATCCGGCGAGACGTTCGACGGCTGTGAGGTCTGCATCAGACGCGAGATCATGGTGCTCACCGTCATGGCGACGATCGACGCGATGGGTGACGGCCTGGTGGAGCGCCGCCTCGTCGCATGACGCCGCGCGACGCGCGCCTGGTCCTCGGGCAGGAGCGCGGGACGCCGTTCGAGCAGCATCTGATCGCGGCCATGCGCGTCGCGACGTGGGTTGACCTCCAGCACCTCGCGGCCGGGTGGCCTGACCTCGTCAACGTCTTCCTGCTCTACCAGGACAACCCCGAGCAGGTGCGACTCATGGCGCGCCGGGGCTAGACAACGATCTTCATCCCGTTACGGTTGGATCATTCGACCGCATACGACCCCTGGGGGCCGCACCATGACACTCCGCCGCTACGAGCACGTGTCCGGAAGCAATCGTGCAGAGACGCGCGCCGCAGCGGCGAAGCTCTATGCCGACGGCGCCACCGTCCGACACATCGCCTCCGACCTGGGCCGGTCCTACGGCTTCGTCCACCGACTGCTGGTTGAGTCCGGCGTCCCGCTGCGGTCACGCGGTGCAAGATCGCGCCCAGCCGACACCGAGATCCCCGGCCAAGGAGTCCTGGAGCTGGAGACCAGCTCCGCCTGAGAGAACGTCGAAGCGATGCCGAAGCTGGCCGTTGCGCGTTCTGAGACCGTCGAAGCTGGCCGAGCTGGAGCTGGCGCTTCTTCTGCGGTCTGAGATGTCGTCTCGGAAAGATCTTCTCCGTCGCAGGTCAGAGGGGGTAAGAAAGAACGTGCTTCGGTCGTCCGAAAATCTAATCGAAGTGCGATTCTCTGACCTGCGGTGATACCCCGGACCTGGAGCAGCTCCACCAGCTCGCGGCCGTGGCAAGAACGCAGAAGCCCTGGAGCCGAAAACGCCGAAGGCCCGGAGGTGGGTCACACCCTCGGGCCTTCTCCTCCGCCTTCTCCACTCCGGGTTGGCGGGCGCTCGTGACGACCCTTTCACAGGGCCGCTAGACCACGAACCAGGAGACAACTACCCGGAGCGCGCTAGCTGAGCCAGAGCGGAAAGGTTCGGCGCGAAGCTACCACGTCGATCCCGACGAGTCCAGACAGCGAACAGCCCCCGCGTTTCGAGCGGGGGCTGATCGCCATGGGCAGCCCACAAGGGCCGTCGGCGGCAGAGTAGCGGAGTCGTCCGGCACCGTGCCAGGATGCCGAAGTGATCACCGACATCATCGCGATCGACCCCGGCCTGGCGTCGGGCGTCGCCCACGTCACGGTCAGCCCGACCGGCTTCGCCATCGTGTCGACGGCCGAGCTGGCGCCGCGCGAAACCGGCGAGTGGCTGCGCACGTCGCTGCGGCTGGTGCCGGACCACGACGCCACCGCCGTCGTCATCGAGAAGTTCACCATCACGGCGAAGACGGCACAGAACAGCCAGGCCCCGTGGTCGCTGGAGCTGATCGGCCAGACCCGGTGGATCGTGTGGGAGGAGATCGGCCCCGAGCGCCAGCTCATCCTCCAGTCCATCGCCGACTCGATGGCCGTGTTCACCAACGACCGGCTCCGCTCGTACGGCCTCTGGCACCGGGGCGGGCACGGTCACGCGGTCGAGGCGCTGCGGCACGCCGCGCTGTTCGCGCACCGGCAGAAACTGCTCCCGCGTCAGGCTTGATCACAGGCAACGGATCGGTTAGGTTCGAGGTCTCCTAACCGAACGGGTGGCACCGTGGCATTGATCGAGGCAGAGATCGACACTGTCGATCCGAGCAAGATCGTGCTGGTCGCGGGCTACACGCAGAAGGACCAGATCAAGGCCATCCCCGGCTCCGGCTGGGACCGTGATCGCGGCGTCTGGCGCGTCCCCCTCTCCTGGACCACCTGCCTCGCGCTGCGCGGCACGTTCGGCGCCGGGCTGGAGATCGGCCCCTGCCTCAACGCCTGGGCGGCGGAGGAGCGGCGCACCCGCATCGACCCGGCCATGGCCGTCCGCGAGCTTCTCGACGCGCCCGGTGACCCCGACCTCTACGCGCACCAGCGCGGCGACGTGGCGTTCCTGTTGGCCGCGAAGCAGGCGATCATCGCTAACGAGCCGGGCGTCGGCAAGACCGCCTCGGCGATCCGCGCTGCGCGCGCCCTGCACAACGAGGGCAAGAACCCGTTCCCGATCCTGATCGTCACGCCGAACACCGTGAAGCGCACGTGGCGCCGCGAGTTCAAGAAGTGGTGGCCGGGTCTCACCGTCACCGTCGTCACGGGCACCGCGCTCCAGCGACGCAAGAAACTCGCTACGCCAAGTCACGTCTTCGTCATCAACTGGGAGAGCCTGCGTGCGCACTCGCGTCTCGCACCGTTCGGGGACGTGGCGCTTGCCCGGTGCCGGGCCTGCGGTGGCGAGGACGAGACGGTGTCGATCGCGAAGTGCGAGGTGCACGCGCGCGAACTGAACGCCATCCCGTTCCGCATCGTCGTCGCTGACGAAGCACACCGCGCGAAGGACCCGAAGAGTAAGCAGACGCGTGCGCTGTGGGCCGCTACCGGCGACGCCGAGTACCGCTGGGGTCTGACTGGCACGCCGATCGCGAACGATGCCACCGAGCTGTGGCCGCTGCTGCATTGGATGGCACCGGACGAGTGGCCGGGGAAGACGAAGTGGCTCGATCGCATGGTCAACATCATGTTCAACGCTTTCGGCGGCATGGTCGTGTCCGGCATCAAGCCCGAGCGCGAGGCCGAGTTCTTCGCGTCGTTCCACCCGCGCTTCCGTCGGATGCTCAAGGCCACCGTGCTCAAGAACCTTCCGCCGATCGTGCCGCAGCGCCGCGACGTGGAGATGACGCCGAAGCAGGTCAAGGCGTACAACCAGATGCGCGACGAGCTTCTCGCTGATGTCGACGGCGGCACGCTCATGGCGCCCGGTGTCCTTACCCGCACGCTGCGTCTGCTCCAACTCGCGTCATCGTTCGGCGAGGTCGATGTCGTCCCGGCGCCGACGCCGGAAGACCCGCACCGGATGAAGGACATCTTCCGGCTCACCGACCCGTCCTCGAAGATCGACGCGTTCATGGACGACATCCCCGACTTCGGTGACCAGTCCGTCGTCGTGTTCGCGGTCAGCAAGCAGCTCATCAACCTGCTCTCGGCGCGCATGACGAAGGCGAAGATCAAGCACGGTCTCATCACGGGCGACCAGAACGAGTTGGAGCGCGACAACGCCATCACCGCGTTCCAGTCCGGGCGCACGCAGTTCATCCTCTGCACCGTGCAGGCCGGTGGCGTCGGCATCACGCTGTCGCGCGGCAGCATCATGGCGTTCCTCCAGCGGTCGTGGTCGCTGCTCGATCAGACGCAGGCCGAGAACCGCTGCCAGCGCCCCGGTGCCGAGGACTTCTCGTCGTCCATCCTCAAGATCGACTACGTCACGCCCGGCTCCGTCGAGGAGGCCGTGATCCGCAGGCTCGAAGGCAAGGGCGAGAACCTGGAGAACATCGTCCGCGACGCTGACGCAATCCGCAAAATGCTGCTGGGAGAAGAAGAATGAGCGACGAGCCTCTGATGTACGCCTCCAACTCCTCGATCCAGGCGTTCAAGCGCTGTCGACGGAAGTGGTGGCTCGGGTACTACGTCGGCTGGAAGCCGAAGGAGAAGAAGGTCACCGGCCCGCTCGCGCTCGGTGGCCGCGTGCACGGCGCGCTGGAGCAAATGTACCGCGACGGCCGCGATCCGGTCGAGGCGCACGCCGAGCTTCTCGCCATCGAGCGCATGCGCCTCATCGACGCGGGCGCCGACATCTCCAGCCTCGAAGAGGACGGCGAACTCGGCCGCATCATGCTGGAGGGCTACAAGGAGTGGGTGGTCGAGGAGGGGATGGACGAGGGCCTGGAGGTCATCGGCGTCGAGCAGAAGCTGACCCTCCCGCTGTACGAGGGCCAGGTCCACCTGATCGGCAAGATGGACCTCCGCGTGAAGACCAGCGAGGACTCGCGCTCGGTGCTCGACTTCAAGACCGCCGCGCGATTCTCGGACTACGACCTCGCCCCCATGTTCGAGCAGGGTCCGACGTACTGGATCCTCGACCGCACCTCCGACGAGAAGGACCGCATCGACTCGTTCAAGCTGCGGCTGCTCAAGAAGGTAAAGCGCACAACGCGCGCCACTCCTCCGTTCTACGAGGAGATCGACGTGCGCTACAACGCTTTCGCGATGCGCAACTTCTGGTCGCGACTGCACGGCGTGCTGCGTGACATGCTCCGCGCGCAGAAGTCCCTCGACGCGGGCGGCGATCCGCAGGTCGTCGTCTACCCCAGCCCGAAGCGCGACTGCTCGTGGGACTGCGACTTCGTGAAGATCTGCCCGATGTTCGACTCCGGTGAGGCAGTGAAGGAGCTGCTCGAAGCGGAGTACGAGAAGGGTGACCCGTTCGACTACTACGGCACCGACGACGAGAAGGAAGTCTGATGGCAGGAATGCACCAGGCTCTCAGCCTGCTGGTCTATGGACCCAGCAAGGCCGGGAAGTCGACCCTCGCGGCCACCGCGCCGTACCCGCGTCTCCTCCTCGATGTGGAGGGCGGCGCTCGCTTCCTTCCGATCGTGCCGAAGGTGTGGGACCCGCTGACCGAGGAGCCGCCCGTTGCGGACGGCACCTGGGACACCGTCGTCGTCGTGACGCGCGAATACGACACGATGCTCCGCGTCTACCAGTGGCTCCAGTCCGGCAAGCACCCGTTCAAGTCCGTCATCATCGACTCCGTCTCGGAGTTGCAGGTGAAGCTCATCGAGCAGATCGCCGGGCGCGAGCAGATGCAGATGCAGGCATGGGGCAACCTGCTCCGGCAGTTCACCGGCCTCATGCGCGACCTGCG